CGGCGACTATTAGCACTTTAAATACGACATTTTGTTACAAGGTAATTAATAATCTATTTACGTTATGCCCAACGACCATAAGTGCGATAGGGGCAAATAGAGCGTACACATTCATTGAAGTACAAAATCGTATGATTGGTGGTGCAAGGACTGGTTCAGGTCTTTTAAGTACAAATATATGTGGTGATGGATACCCAGATATTGATTTAATAAACTCTCTACAACTTGGTTATGATTCTCTGTGTCCTTTAGCACCAGTACGCGGAGGAGTTAACGTAGCTACTGGTTCATCCACCGGTAGTGCCACTGATTACTTTGGTGCAAGTTGGGTAACTAATCCCTCTATCGGACCACTTCAATTGACATCCGTAAATGGTTTAACCAATTACGTGCCTATTGAGCAAAGCCCTTTATCAATTACAATTGCACCGGGTGCGACATCACAAAGTGTTGAAGTGTTTCTTGGTACCGTAGGCCTTACAGCTTCAACTACTGGCCTGTCAGCTCGTTACAGCCGCACACGCACAGCAACTGTATCTATCCCTCTAGTAGCACGTACAATCGCTCAGGCGTGGACTGCTGGTGGCTTTGCTGAGGTTGACGCGACCAATATGCCGGGAATCTACAGACTCGACCTTCCTGATGCTGCATTGGCTGCCGGTGCTGACGATGTGACTGTTGTTGTACGTGGTTCAAGTGGTACTAATGGGTCAGTAATTACAATCAAACTATCCTCTGGTGGCTTGACGGCAGCGCAGACAGCCGCAGCGGTCTGGGATGAGCCATACACATCGCACGTAACAGCATCAACGTTTGGAGCAAGAACACTAAAGACAGTAGCAGATAACCGACTTGTAAACGTTGGGACTGCAAACCATATTGAGTCAAACCTTCATGCTGTCGTAAACAGCACAGCGGCAGCCGATGAGCTCAAAGGCGCTCTCCTTCACAATGGCACGGACTACATCTCGGCAGAACTTCTATCGCCAGTGTCAGCTGCGACCAGCGTACACATCGGACCTTATCAACTCCTGGCTGATGGCTTAGGTGCTGATCAGCCGCTTGATGTCAATGTCGGCACAGCCACGAGCATCGATGTTCAGGTCACTGACGCGAATGGGACAGGCATCGACATCACTGGCGCGACCGTCTCCGCAAAGGTCTACAGCTCAGCGGGGACACTCGTGGCGACGTATGCCGGCACTGCGACGTATGCGGACAATGGGCGGTTATCATTCGGTCTCACGACTACGGTCACGAACACGTCTGGCACGTACTCTGTGACTGTGACCAGGACAACCGGAGCGACCGACACGCAGATCTTTGGACCATTGAGATTGTATGTGAGGCCAGTATGAGCGTAAACATTTTACAGATCACCGAAGATCCGGAACAGGTCACGCAGATCGCGGCCTGGACCGGAGACTGGCACACGTACGTGGTGCGCCTGGTCGATGACAACGGTTCTCCGATTGACATCACGACAGGCACTCTTGCGGCGACATACACGAATGCCGCCACAGGCGTTGCTTATTCGTTCGTGACAGGAACAGCCACGCTCACGAAGTCTCTGTCATCACAGGGCATCGTGACGGTCCTGAACCCTGCTGCATATCCAACAGCAGCTGTGATTCGCTTGACTTTGTCCTTCACCGTGTCGACTACCGTGCGCCGCTTCGGTCCATTACTCATCGAGGTCCTGGCGCCATGACCGTCAAGGTCGACCTGTCCGGCTTCGATGACGCGGAGCAACGTTTTCGCATGTTATCTGTATTTCTCCAGAATGCAGTGAGCGCTTCGTACACTGGCATGATCGCGCTGATGACAGGCGCAAAGTCAGGACGACGCTATAAGGTCGGCGGGACAGTCTATCAAGCATCAGCGCCAGGACAAGCACCAGCGGTGCGAACTGGATTCCTGCGAACCTCGATCACGATTGGCAAAGTCAACGATTACGAATATGTGATCTCCATCGCGGCGCCTTATGGCAAGATTCTCGAGTTCCAAAAGAATCGACCGTTCGCGATACCAGCATCCACGAAGGCATGGACCGTGTTTCAAGGTGTAGTGAGGAAGTACTTCAATGGTTGAATCCTTAGTCGTGGATGAGTGGATCTATGACACGCTCACAGCTGACGCTACACTTCAGGGACTGCTGGCGGTAGACAACAGATCGCCATCGTACCAGCAGGGCATCTATTTGTACCTGGCTCCTGAAAAGGACCCGATCAGCCTCCGACAGCCACAGGTTCCATACATCGTCGTACGTCACACTGACGCTGGCCAGACTGACACGACATCGATGTGTGGTGGCCGCATAGTGACCACATCAAGCCATCAGGTGTGGTGCTGGGACACGCAGTCTGGTGCTGTCTCGATGGCGCGCATCAAGGCCATCGTGGATAGAATCGATACACTGCTTAATAAGCAAAGTGTAACCAGCACGACTCCTGTCTTTTTCCTGAATCGCGCATCCGTCAGTTCATCTGTCGACGTGTCGCAGGATGGTCGCGTCGATAATGGCATATCACAACTCTACATCGCCACAATAACTCCAGAGGTATAACCAACATGGCCCGTCCGTTACTCGCAAAAGACGTCACACTGACGATCACTTTCACCGCTGCCGCTTTGACTGGCGACACGATTGCACTCCCGACCACGTCAGCCACGTCTATTCAGTGTCTGGCTAAGAGCTTCAGCACGACTGTCACACAGAACATGGTAAATGCGACCGCATTATGCGCGGTCTTTGAGGCATCACTTCCGACGACACAGGCAGGAACAGTCAACCTCGAGCTGTACATCGACAACACCACTGGTCCTCTTTTCACGACAAAAGTTGGATTCGGCTGTGAGATTGACGTCGACCTCGATGGCGCAGCTTCCGTTGCTGGCAACGTCGTGAAGTATTTTGGTATGGTGACAGAAGCAGGGCTGTCCCTGACTCCGGAAGAAACGCAGACCGAGACCGCGACCATCAAGCTTGGCGTGTCCGGAATCACTGGTCTGTCAGGATCATAATTTGAGTAATTCAATCTTCGACAATATTCCTAAATCAGAAGGTCGACCAAATCACGTAGTCGACATCGAGCGCTTTATCGGTGCGCCAGGCAGTTTCACATTTCGTGAACCGAAGGCATCCGACCTATTCCCTCGACCTGAAGTACAGAAGGCGTTGAAGATTGGATTCCCTGAGTTTCCTGACCAGATGCTCCAGATTCTGATGATCATGGCGCGCTGTTATGTGATTCAGCCTGGCGATGGTGAAATCAATCCTGGACGTCGCTTCGCGCAGCTGGCCCGTGATCGCTCCGAAATATACCTCTATGTAGTCGGAGAGTTTGCGAAGGCATTCCCGATTGATATCGAAGCGGCGGTAGACGAAGTCCCAAACGACTAGGCGGGGTGGCGCAGAGGATTCTCTACACTTCGGTGAGGCATCTCAAGCGCCATCCCAGCGAGACAGATTTGACTCTGGATGAGTTCGCCGAAGTCGCATGGGCTGGTGAAGTCTGGGAAAATCAAATCGTTGAGATCGTCAAGGCCGTGATGTCGGTGCTGGCGAAAAGGACATTCTAATGGCGCTTGGCATCTTCGATATTGTTTTTAAAGTTACAGGCGCCGGTGATGCTGTTCAGTCTCTCAAGAACATCAAGACCGAAGCAAAGTCAGCGGCTGACAGCCTGGACAAAACCAAGCAGTCGACCGAGACACTTGGCAAGCAGTTTCAAGGTCTTCTCGCAGGAGCGGCCATCGCTGGATTTGCAAAGTCTGCACTTGATGCAGCTGTAAGTTACGACTCACTACAGAGAGCGCTGGCAACGACTGTCGGATCCACAAGTGAACTTACCTCGGAGATGGATAGACTTCGGAAGATTGCACTCCTTCCAGGAATCAATCTCGAGCAGACAGTCAAGGGCTTCATCCGTTTGAGATCCGCGAAGTTTGACGCCAACACAGCAGAGAAGGCATTGATGGGTGTCGCCAATGCTGTTGCTTCTGTTGGTGCATCTGCTGACACAGTCGATCGTGTCATCACGGCGATGTCACAGCTCGCAAACGGAACGCAAGTAAATCAGGAAGAACTGAACCAACTTCGTGAAGCATTGCCATCGTTTGGAAAAGCCATGGATGCGGCATTCGGAACACAGAATGCAGAGCAGATTCGTAAAATGGGCATCAGTGGTGCAGATGCGGCAAAGCGTATCGCGGATGCATTTAATGCCATGCCGAAGGCATCTGCTGGTCTTCAGACGGCTGTGGACAACGTAGCAGACACATACAATCAGTTACAGGTCGCAGTTGGAAATGTCATGGCTTCGATGCTTATCGCATTCGGTCCGGCTGTTACATCTGCACTTGAAGGAACGACCAAACTGATCCAAGAAATGACCAAAGCAGGAACAGCCGCAAATGCGATGTTTAAGGTGTTGATCGGCATTGGTCTCGCTGCATTCATTGTCGATGTATCTGTGAAGTTTGGAATGTTCGTCAAAGCAATCTATGCAACAGTGACAGCACTTCGCGCATTGACAATAGCTGAGATTGTAGCGAAGGCAGCTGCAAATCCAGCGGCAGCAGCCGCGTCGATTGCCGGAATTGTCGCTGCCACTGGTCTGACGATTGGCGCATTTGCCATCATGGACAAGATGTTCAAAACACCAGGTGTTCCACAGGTAGAAGCTAGTGGAAACACGAAGGGTGCACCACTTTCACCATTGCCACAAATGTCTGGTATAGGTGCTGCTGCCGACACAGCTGCAAAGGCTGGCAAATCCACAGAAGGCAAGGGTGGAGGTCTCATCAATACCATGGTCGACATCGCGGCATACGCAGCCAGGATGCAGGCGGCATTTGTGGACATGGCGAAGTCGATGGAAGGACACCTCTTCGAGATCGCAAAGAACACCGGCAGCACTCGAGATCTGCTGGATCTGCGGAAACAGACCTTCGGCGGCGGACGCCTGGGCGCAATCGGTGTGACAGCTGCCGAACTCAATGCAGGGAACAACGCAACGAATCAGGGTGGCGTCGGCATTATCCCGCAGACACTCATCCCGGCATCGACGGACCTTGAGCGAGCCATGAGGAAGATGATGATCCAGCAGGGACGTCAGAACCTGGTCACTGAAATGAGAAGAATCTAATGGCGACAAACTGGCCGCTCAAGGTCGAGGTCGACTGTCCTGAGCCACGTCCTGGCTTAGGGCGCGTGTGTGTTGGTGCCGACGGAACTTCATGGGACCGTGCAAACAGCACGGGTTGGTTTGACTCCGTGACAAATACCGCCATGCCGGCGCCATTGCCTGTCACTGAAGCATGGTCCAGCAATTACAGCGGACTCTATGCTCGTGTGCCACGAAGCGCCTACACGCTCGTGACGGGGTCTGTCTGGAAGCAGATGGAGATCAATGCGGCGGGTGATTATTACCTCACAGCGACGACGCTCGGCACTGCGAATGCGGAGTATGTCAAAACGACTGCGTCATATGTTGCGAATCAAGGATGGTACATCAGCGCGTATGTGCCGAACTGGGTCGACAAATCATCACTGCCATTTCTTCGAGTGCAGTGGGGCTATGGATCCGCATCGACAGTCGAGATGGTGTTTCGTGGCGACGGCTCATGCATCGTCTACAAAAATGGAATCCAGAAGGGTGTCTACGACCAGTCTGACACAAACAAGAATCCTGGTCGAGCTGTAACCACTGCCAGTGCTGTCGGTCAGCGACAGGTCAGCCTTTTGATTATCCCGCTCAAGCGTCGTGAGGTGCTGGTGACCTCGACCTTCGGTGCTAACTTCTGCCATATGTTTGAGGACTTGAATGACGTCGAAGGAAACACCATCCTTCCGTCTGGTTCATTTGCCTGGAAGGTTCCATATGGTAGACCGACAGTCCAGATCGCTCCGGTAGCATACGAGACGACCGGAATCTTTTACAGCAAAAACATCGAGCTTCGTTATCCTCCTCCAGTTGGTGCGACCTTCGTCCCGCAACTGTGGGGTGATGTGGTTGGAACATCGGCAGGGACTGTCACGACAGCCGTCGCTGTGACCGATGGTTTTTCTTCGTACACGCCAGATGGAATCATTCAGAATCTGCGAATCAAGGTGACCATCACGACTCCGAGTCCATACACGCAGACCTATGGTGTCTCCGCGGCAATGTCCAGCAGCACACCAGCTGCGACATCGACATACAATGGTCCAGTCGACATCACTCAGTACATCGATAATTTGGTATTGAGTGTTGATGAGACTTCGCGCACCACTCTAAAGATGAGCGCCAGGCGCCAGAAACTCCTCGATGCTGGAGTGGCACAGCCGCAGATCACAGGCGACCGTCCTATCCGTGTGGCGATCTCTGACAGCGCTTCACCGACACCTGTCTACACTGACATCTTTCGAGGCACACTGGCGCCTCCGCAAATCCAGTATGAGCAGGGTGATACGAGTCTAAAGTTTAGTACGCTCCAGTTTGAAGGCATGGACCGATCGCGCGACTTTGAGCTGTATTACTTCCAGGATGGAATCCTATACGACGGCTACACAGCAGAAAACGCCATCGGTGACATGATGACCATGGCTGGCTATCCTCCGGCAACTTACCTGCTATATAACGACGCGCTCGGAATCAATATTTCTCGCAGTCCAGATATCGCTCGCGGGTATTCAAACTTTGTGCCACAGCGTGGTGACACAATCGCTTCGATGATCGGAAAACTTAAAACCGACTACGCCGCGACCTTCATCACTGGATGGTCTCCGACATCGAGTGGCTACAAATACCAGTGGTCAAATCCGGCTGACTTGACATCGACCAGCGTCATGACTTTGTACCAAAGTGTCGCGGCAGCAGCTGCTGCTGGCGTCACTGCGGCGCTACAGCAGAAGCGTGTGGTCCGGAAGATGACTGGTCATTACGAGAGTCCAGAGTGCAATCAGATCACGGTCATTGGACAGGATCCGCGCAATGGCGACCTCATCTATTCCTACGATGCAGATGATGCGAGTCAGACTGCTGGCACTGCTCCAGCATCGAGGCCATACAACTGGAGAGGTAGACCTGTTCCATACATCCTAAGTGATCCGAGCATCACATCGAGTGCTGTGGCGTACCAGGCCATGCTTGCACTCAAAGACCGACTGATGACAGGTCGAATCCTGATTGAGTGGGAGAGTGACTTCTTGGTGCTGTCCGCGACGAATCGTCCTTTATGGGTTCGTGACGTGGTGACTATCATGCAACCTGATGGTGTGACCATCAAGGGTGTCTATCGCATCATCGCGATTCCGACGATCGAGTTCGTGGTCGAGGCTGGCGTGAAACAGTTCAGACGTGCTGTGTACCGTGGTTTATATCTAAATGACGGTGGCGAATAGTGGCGTACATCGATGGGACACGAACATCGACGCTCACGATGTCGCACACGCAAAACGTCACGGAGCGCATTTGGAATCCATTCGCGACGCAACCTCTCGAGCCTGACTACGACACGCACTTCACAGACTTTTCGTTCGGCGGACATCTAGGTTTTCTTGGTTCACTTGCTATTGTTTCAACGGTCAATGCACCATCACCTGGTGCAACTTGGACCTGGGAACTTCGTGCGAACTTGGCTGTCAATAATGGCCATGGTGGTACGAACTCGGGATACGTGGTCCTTGCGTCAGGGACTGAGACAGGCGCCACGGC